CCGAGCCTGAGATGGTGATGGAAAGCGGGTCGGTGAACGACATGGGCATCACTCCTAGGGCACCGAGATGCCCCGTTGGCGTTGATTACGCTGAACAACATCTCTGCTACTTCTGACGGCTAATAGCCACAGAAGCGGCAATGGCCTTTTGACGATTCGACAATGTCGAAAGGTCAACGCCGAACCCGAAGGGGGTTGCCTGTCTACGCTGTTTGACTTCAGAAGTCAAGACAACGTTGGGTGGACGCTTGTCCGGGGGCATATAGCCCGTCGGACCAGCGAACGTATAGGTAGATCGAGCAATTGAATGCTCCATCATATACCCATACAGCAACACCTGGTTGTCGATGATCCAATTCGTCCAGTTCCGAAGAACCTCGGACGTATCGGAAAACCAGTCAACAGCCCAGCTCCAGGGTGTCAGTTCCCAGATAGTATCTGGCGTTAGTGGCAGGCCAAGAAGTTTCTTGGCCAAGATGACGTGACGCGCGATGTTATTCCGAATACCTTCACTCGGAGGAACATAGTACGTAAACGCACCTGAAAACCACTGACGTTTGACAGTCTCTGTCTGCCGTAGAACTGATCCCTTATTCACTTGCGTCGTATCAGGGTTCAACACGATACCTGGCGACGGCCCAATCCATGGGCTGGCGTTCGATATCGCGGTGGCCGTGTCGACGTTGTGAATAGTATCGAACACAAACCTGCGGCGCACCATTGATCCAGAGCCACGCTCATACTGTTTTACAACAGAATCTGCGTGGACGACCATGGAAGCAAACTTCCTAAGGTCGGAGATGAATGGTTTCCATCCAAACTCGACGTTGAGATGCTCAGAAGCAATCGCCTTTCGGCGTTGTTTCCAAGTCATACTCGCGAGCCCATGTAGGGTATCGCCTATCAAGTGCGGTAAACCGTCCTTGAGTAGTTCACCGAGAAAGGTGGCAACGTCCGCGGTGGGATTGGAAGGCGAACACCGAGCGATGGCAACCGTGCCAAGTTCATCCAACGTATCATTGTTGGAATGAGCATAGGCAGGGTATCCCATAACACTCGGAGACGCTGGTAGCATAGGGCCGGTGTACTGACCGAAGTCAGTCCGGACCCCAGCTATCACCACTCTACTCACAGATCGGGTCACGGGCTCGGTAGAATCCGAGTACGCATACCTCTTCTGAGTGAAGAATGGTCCTCCAAGATCACCCTTGAAGTGATCGCGTTTGCGATCACGCCAAGCGGGATGTGATTCTGAGTCAGTAACCTGACTCCCGTTGAGCGGTTTAAACGAGTCGGATAGACTAGTTCGTGATGACGACATGTTTGACATGACGCCATTACTCACGATCCACGTCTTAGACCGGC